CCAAAGAATTCACTGTTCTGTGGACATTCTGCATCTTCCCATAAACGCATGGATTCATTCTGTGTGTTACCACGACCAGAAGCAACATTGGGTGTTGTTCGCTGATACATTGCCTGATTACTCGTACTCTGTGGTTTTTGATAGTTACCACCTTGATTTCGATTACCCTTAATTGCAGACATAGCCTTATTGAAAACATCGTTACCAACACCAGTTACAGCATTAGCAGCGACATTTGTTATTCCTTTTGCGGCTCCAGCTTTAAGTGCAGCTGACCACATGGCAGGAATTGCTATATCTATCATTTTCATTGCAGGAATCACTAACTCTCTCATTTTCTTACGAATCTCAGATTCATGAGGCATACGTTTATGAGTACGATAGTATTCAATTTCAGTGTTTGTTGGAAAGACGTTGCTCATCACTTCCAATTGGCCATAGAATTGCGTGTCTTCATCAAACTTGATATACAGTTTGAGTATGGCATCACTAGGCGCTCCATCAGCAACTTCATAGTTGGTAAGCGCTACTATATTTAGAGTTGCTAAATATAGACTTGATGCATCTGAATTAGGCCGAATTGGAATAGCTCCTAAATAAGTTAGGAACTCAATTTTCAAATCAGCTGACGACGTTTGATGACCATTCATGATTATACCGGGTTGTTGACTAACCACTTGCACAGTTTGTAGTTCTTGAGGACGATCTCTTTGCAACAGATGATACACGTATCCCATCTCAATAGCCATTTGATTTGTTTTAGCTATATTCCACACTGCTTTAATTGACATGTTTCCACGCCAAAGGGTATTAGCCCTAAAGGGTAGGGCAGCAGGCATATTCCAATTGCTCTTGAGTGCATCATATGGTAAGTGTACTTCTGAAAGCAACTCACCACGTACAACAGTACTATCTATTGGGATACTTTTGAAATGTATCCACCTGTCGGTAAGATCCTGATATTTACGAACTTGATCAGAAATAACCAAGTTTGTAAAATTACCACCAGAATCAAAACGAACAATGTTTCCTTCTTGTGGAACAACTGGGCTTTCAATGTTGGTATTGAGAGCAGTGTCAACAATGACTTGTGTTTCATTGGGTGCATCCATGGCAGGTGTAGCCTTCTCCTTCTCAACTGTGATCTTCAAATTACCTAACCTTTCGGTTAGTAATTTTTGTTCTTCCTGGAGGCTTAGCAACTTCTCGACGTTCTTTTGTTGCGTTCCTCCATCCTTGATACGTTGGATGGCTGTACCTAAATTATCAATTTGAATATGATAATTCCTTATTTGCCTGGCACGGGCAGCCTTTTGTAACATGTCATTAGCTTGTTTTCCTAATGATGGTACTTTAAGCTCTGGTATAATGAGCTTAATTTCTCTAATCCATGAGATTAGAATTGCCTTGCTGTCGTCATATTGCACATCAACATCATCACCAATGATATGTCCCTGCTCTTGCGCATTTATCATTAACATAATGATAAACCAGCTCGGATAATTTACCTCCGCCCCAACGAACCCACCACTCGCTGTACGGTCGCAATGACAGCGGATATCGCATTTCTTGCCCTTACTTGCGTTTGTCGCGGCAATGTCATCAATAAGACGACTACGAAGGCGCAAAAAATTGCGCTCATCAGGCTCAGATTTCTCGTCTGCCTCCACTTGCGCGTTGATGCGGATTTCAATAAAGCCATCTTCCTTTCCGTGCGTGTCATAAAACCCAAGCTGGATGCTATGTTTGAATTCATATTGGATGAATGAATCCTCAATGATATACAGCAATTGTTTTGCTACGGGCACTGATCCTGCTTCCTTCCAAATCCTCATAGACATACGACGAATAGTGTCGTACAGTAAGATATCTGGCATAACAGGAAAAGACATAAGTGCTTTATTGTTATTATTATTTATTTTGTTTTTATTTTTGTTTATTATAGCTTATTTATTATTAGCTCTAAATATTTATTGAAATTTATAATTAGATTATATATTTTATAAATTGTAATTAATTTGATTATTATTATTAAATGATTAAATATGAATATATTAATTATTATTGAAATGATTATTATTATTATATTATTTATGATATTATTATTTTCTTTTTGTTTTGTATACTCCGTTCGGTTAAGACCTACTAGTCGAGTATGATTATTTTTATTTTTATTTTGAATATTCCTAAATACTTTTGAATAATTATTTTTATTTTTAAATTTATTTTTATTTATTTTGAATTTAATTGAAATTTTTATTAATTTTTGTTTACTGCGTTCGGTTAAAACCTACTAATCCAGTAAAATATTTTT